ACCCAAATAATATATGGTTCCCCGCGCCATTTTATGCAGCTTTTAACTGCATATTTTCCAACCAACCCTGCATTTGCCATAGCATCATACTCACTATGTCCCACTACAGCCGCTATTAATTTATTTTTATTTCTTAATGGTCTAATCTCAAAACGGTACCTTTCACTTTCATTTTTAATCATTTTTTTTAAAAGAAAACTCACCATCACTTACCTCCCTTTGGTCGCTCCCCATGCGGGAGCGTGGATTGAAACTAAATTTTAACCGCATACCACCAACCCTCAGTACCTCGTTGTCTGTGACCGCCGAGTACATACTCACCAGATGTGCCTTGTAGGTCGTGGTATAGATTACTACGCTTGTCCAATGGAGTGTTTAATCCTCCTCCGAGCTTAATGGTGGCATTGTCCAGCCAGTTATTTGATACTAATCTTTCTGCCAATTTGCTCTTAGGATGTGCTTTGATGTATTCCGCTTTATTCATTTTTTACCCTCCATTTTAGGTTGTTGTTAATCATGGTTATATAAGGTAGCAAACTTCATGCCAAGTATTAATATTGATACGGATAAAAATGATAATGTAATGATATTGAATAGTTATAATATTAATATGCATTATATAATGTGTTAAGCAATGTGACAAATAATGTAACTAAAAACAGATAAAACAAGCAATATTAAAAGAATATGTAATAATATCAGGCAGTGCAAAATATGTCACATACTTACAAATTATGTTACTCATAATACTATATTAGTTTGCGGTTGTTGTTTGATAATATCAGTAAATTATTTGTCGCTATATATAAGGTATAACTAATTGGTATGATAAATTATCATACTATTATGTATGGCTGAGGATTATATGGTAAGTTAGAGTGGGATAGTTGTCACACGCATATAACAACTATTATTACATATCCTTTCCTGTAATTATTTGTTTATACGTGGTAATATAGTCTTTTTGTCACCTAAACAAGTATTTTTATATAAAAGAGGGGGCAGGGGGGTTGAAGTTGGATACTATTAGGTTAGCACCAACTAAATAATTTCTAACATAAATTCAGTATATTGGAATCTGATAATAATATTATTTATTTTATAATAATAATACTTGACTTTGCATCGTCCTTATGGTATAATATATACATATTAAACTAATAATAGGGGGATAATAATAAAATGATTAAGTGGGAAGACGAGATTGAAAACATTAAGAAACTAATCGAAACAAAAACATTATGGGAGATAGGTAAAGTATACTCAGTAAGTAGACAACGTATATATCAGGTACTAACTAAATTTGGTATATCCACATTACAAAGAGAAAGAAACAACTGGTTAAGAGACCAACCTAAAGAAGTTTACTGGTTAAATAAAACATTATGTTATAAAGGGATAACTAAAGCTAATAGAGATAGAATGCTTAAGAAACTTACACCCTTACCAGTATATTGTCCTGCACTAGGATTAAAACTTGACTATTCTTCTAAAGAAGAAGGTTTCTCTAGAAATGAAAACTCACCATCAATGGATCAAATAATACCAGGGGAGGGGTATACAGAAGATAATGTAGCTATTATATCATGGAGAGCTAATAGAATAAAGAATGATGGAACTGCAAATGAACATCAAAAGATATCAGATTGGATAAATAATGCACTCTTGACAAAATAGTTCTTGTAATTATAATCTAAACATGGTATAATAGGGGTATAATTAGATGTTTGTTAGATAACAAACAAAAAGGAGAGTGTAACAAACACTCTCTACTTAACTTAATCTTTACATCACCGCAAGGTCTATTCTTATTCGGAGAATGGCCGACTAACTATATATACATAAACAATATTCTTTCAGAGTATATATTCTTCAGACTTCGAAGAAGGATATACTCTTTCAGATTCCATAAAATATAAAGGACTATATGGCTAATAAAAGAAGAGGCGGCAAGGTAGAAACACCAAGAGAAAAAGCTGGGCGTATGCCATCTAGAAAGTTATTTGAGGATGGTACATATGATATAGAAGAGTTCCATGAGATATTTATTGCCTGTGAAGATATGACTGAATATGATCCAGCTATTAAATTATGTGGTTCGTGGAAAGAATGGTCAAGACTAAAGAATGATTGGCCTACGTTTAATGATTATATAATTGAATGGAAAGAAGAGTTAGAAATTAAACTTCGTAGCGAGGCGATAACTAAAATAATAGAACACTCAAAGGGAGATGATTCTTCAGCATTATCAGCAGCTAAGTTTATTAGTAGTGCTGGTTGGAACTCACGTAGTGGTGCAGGTAGACCAACTAAGGCTGCTAAGAGTCGTGAGGCAAAACTTCTAGCCCAAGCTACTGCTGAAACAAAGGCAGAGGAGGAGCGTATTCTTAAAGTTGTTAATGGGGGCATAGAATAATGTGGACTATTTTAACAGGGTTAGGAACTTCTGTTGTAGATAACATAGCAGGATATTTTAAGAATAAACAAGCAATTAAGAAAGCTGTTGTTGATAATAAGATCCGTCTTGCGCAAGGCCAGCAATCACACAATCACTCTTGGGAGATGGCACAGTTAGAAAATGCTGGTTGGAAGGATGATGTTTTATTTTATGCTATTCTTGGAATGTTTGTGTGGTCGGCCATTGATCCAGAAGCTTCTAAAATAGTTTTTACAAATTGGCAAACATTACCGGCTTGGTTTCTAGAAATTACTGGATGGCTTGTTGCTAGTGTCTTAGGTGTTAAGAAGATTGGTGAGTATTTACCAGGACTTATTTCAGGAGTAAAGGGAGCAATAAAAAAATAGTACATGGCTAAAAAACTTTATTCAAATAAAGGCTTGACACAAAAACAAATAGAAATCAGAAACTTATGTATGTCTGATCTAAGAGCCTTTGTTGGTTTAGTTGCTCCATCACGCCGACTTGGTCATTGCCATCATAATCTTTTAAAGTTCTTTATGTCAGAAGAGGATACACACCAAATAGTTTTATGGCCTAGAGCGCATCAGAAAAGCACGATGATTGCATATTGGGTATGTTGGTGTGTGATAAATGATCCAACAGTTACTATATTATATGCTTCAGCTACATCAGCATTAGCTGAATCACAGTTGACATTTATAAAAAATATTCTTGATAGTGAGGTAGTTAGAAAGTATTGGCCTGAGTTAGTTAATAATGATGAGGGTCGAAGAACAATGTGGAGATCGGATGCATTTTGTATAGACCATGAAAGAAGAAAGGCAGAAGCTATTCGAGATCCAACAGTTAAGGCTGTAGGTATGGGAGCAAATACAACAGGATTCCATGCTGATAAAGTCGTTCTTGATGATATTGTAGTAAAGGAAAATGCTGAAACAAAGACTGAGAGAAATAAGGTTAAGAGTTGGTATTCATTACTATCTTCAGTACTTAATCCAGGTGGGCAGGTTAAGGCTGTAGGTACACGGTATGATCCTGATGATTTGTATGAAGACCTTATTACAATGGTTGAGGAACTATATGATGATGCTGGTGATGTCATTGGTGAAGATCCTGTATATACATATAGTATTGAGGTTGTTGAAATAGATGGTGAGTTCTTTTGGCCAAGACAGAGACGACAAGATGGGAAATGGTTTGGTTTTAATAGAAAGGAACTAGCACTAAAGAAGGCTCAATATCTAGATAAAGCACAGTTCTTTGCTCAGTACTATAATGATCCTTCAGATCCTAAGAATAAACGTATACAGAACTTTGAATATTATGATAGGTCTGATTTAAAGTTATTCGATGGTCGATGGTGTATTAGTGGTAATATATTAAATGTTTATGCCGCTATAGATTTTGCAGCGACAATATCAAAGAAGTCCGATTATACATCTATTGTTGTAGTGGGCATCGATAAGTTTCACAGGATATATATACTGGACATTGATAGATTCAAAACTGAAAAGATATCAGTAATGCATAGTAGTTTAACTAAGTTATTTGACAAATGGCATTGGATAAAACTACGGGCCGAGACTAATGCGCAACAGAATCTTGTAGTGGAGCAGATAAAAGATTTCAATAGAAAAGCAGGTATCTTTTATACGATAGATAAGATATCGCAAACAATGAATAAAGAGATTAGGATAATGTCAAATCTTGAACCTCGTTATTCAGAAGGTATGATTGTTCATTACAAAGGTGGTAACTGTCAAATATTAGAGGATGAACTTATAGCAACTAAGCCACCACATGATGATGTTAGTGATGCACTTGCTTCTGTAATTGAAATTATAATAGCACCTATACAGAGATCAATGCAGAACAAGGTTGTTAATATAAATTACCATCCTCGTTATGGTGGTGTAGCAAACTAAAAGGGGTTATATATAAATGAGTGTTTTAGAGGTAGTTGATCCACGAGATGATATTGCTAAGATAGTTATTGGAGCATGGGATAGTCTATCTCAGGGTAGAACACAGTGGCTTCAGAAAGGTTTAGAAGCTCGTAGGTATGTTACTGCTACATCGACTAATGACACCGAGGTTGGTGGGTTGCCTTGGAAGAACAAAACAACGATACCTAAACTCACACAGATACGAGACAACTTAACATCATATTATATGGCAGCACTTATGCCAACAGATGATTTTATGAGATTTGAAGGTGCTGATGAAGAAAGTCATTTAAAAGCAGAAATGATTGAGCGGTATATGCAGACTAAGATTCGTATGGGAGGTTTCCGTAGATCATTAGAACAGATTGTAAATGATTGGGTTATGTATGGAAACTGTTATGGTGGTATCGAATGGGTAAATGAATCAACAAAATCTGCTAAGACTGGTGAGGAGATTGTTAATTATATTGGGCCAAGGCTTTATAGAATAAGTCCATTAGATTGTGTAATAGATAAAAGAGCGCCAAGTTTTGACAAGTCTATATTCATAGTTCGTAGTTTTGTAAGTATCGCAGATATCCTTAAACACAATACAACAAATCCATCAATCTTATATGATGAAGAAGCCATTTCAAAAATTAAAGATATTCGTACTGGCCCGTCAAGTGACATGACAGATTTTTATAAGGAGGAAGGTTATCAAATAGACGGTTTTGATTCGTTTGAGGATTACCTATCTTCTCAGTATATAGAACTTCTAACATATTGGGGAGATGTTTTTATAAGAAGTACGGGCAAGTTGGAAAAGAATAAAGTCGTTGTCGTAGCTGATAGATCTTTTACATTATCAAACACTATTAATCCAAGTTGGAATGGTAAGAAACCTTTCTTCCATGTTGGTTGGAGAACACTTCCTGACAATTTATATAGTCAGGGTCCATTAGATAATCTAGTAGGTATGCAGTATAGATGTGACCATCTAGAGAATCTTAAAGCAGACGCATTCGATCAGATTATACACCCTGTAACTATCATTACAGGAGATCAAACAGAAGGGTTTGAATGGGGGCCAGGTGTTCAGCATCACGTGCCTACAGATGGAAAGGTGGATGTATTAGCACCAGATGTTAAAGCCCTACAAGCTAATAATGAGATTGCTACTTATCATGCTTATATGGAAGAAATGGCAGGATCACCTAAAGAATCTATGGGATTTAGAACTCCTGGTGAGAAGACGGCCTTTGAAGTGAATGTTCTTACGCAAGGTTCTGATAGAATGTTTCAGGATAAATTAAATCGTATGGAAGATTTAGGTATTGAAGTAGCGTTAAATATCATGTTTGAAATGATGATTCGTAATTTAGATATACTAGACGTTGCTAGAGTATTTAATGACGATACACGGGCCTTAGAACTAACACAGATAACAAAAGAAGATGTGGTTGCAAATGGATTATTCAGGGCTGTTGGTGCAAAACATTTTGCAGCTAGAAATAAGAGAATACAGGAGATGAATAATTTCTTAACACTAATGGAAAAACCAACTATCATGCCACATTTTTCAGGGCTACGGGCAGCGAAAGCTTTTGAAAATGAGTTAGGTTTTGAAAAGTATAATCTTGTAGAAGCAAATATTGGTATGAAAGAACAGATGCAAACACAGATGGAGATGCAACAGATTCAGAAAGAACTTAATATAACACCGCCTGGTGAAGAACCACAAGAGGAGGTTCCGGTTGAACCTGAAATGTAATATTATTAATAGGGCATTTAATAGTGAAGATATTGATAAACTAAAGAAGGCTCTTCTATCTGATGATATTATTATACCATCTTTAATAAAAATATTGAGGCTACGTGCTTTAGAAACATGCCCAAAGGAAAGCGATCTAGACAAACCAAATTATGAATTTAGACGAGCATTCCTCGATGGGAGAGCATATGAAAATAATTTTACCATTCAACTTTTAGAGAAGGGGGACAATTAATATGGCTGAAGAAAACACTAATACAATGACCGTATTAGGTGAGCACATTAACCCAAGTTCTGATGATAGTCAGGACACTAACAGTCAGAATCTAACTGACAAGTTAGATAATGATGATGTAGATTACATTGCAGATCTTGTTGGTGAGGGAAAGAAATATACTACTATTGAAGAAGCAGCAAAAGGGTTAGCGAAGAAAGCAGCACATGCGGATAGGTTTATTGAAACTTTAAAGAGTGAGAATAAAAGTAAGGAGGAACAACTCGCTGCTGCTAAGAAGGTAGAGGATATTTTATCTATCCTAAAACAACAGGATGAAACAGTTGTAGATAACTCTGTGATGGATACATCAACAGATAATACACCTGTGGATATTGGAGAAGCTATAAAGAAAGCATTAGCTGAGAAAGAAGTAACTGATAATAAACAAACAGAATTAAATAAAATCAAAGTTAATCAGGAAAAGGCGTGGGCATTATTAGATAAAGAATTTGGCAGTAACTCAAAAAAGCTTATTGCAGATTATATTAATAGTGACCCAGGTAGAATGAAAATTATAAACCAATTAGGTTCTTACCAACCAGAAGAGCTTGTTAAGTTTATTAAATCACAGAAAGATAGTATCAGTACGCTAAGTACCAATTCGACAGAATTAGTTATCTCAGAGTTTGATACTCCTGGTAATACCCTGACATGGGGGAAAGCCAGAAAGGTTAAGAAAGAAAATCCAACACTATATCGCAGCCATAAGTTTCAGAATGCTTTACATCAAGCTGCGGCAAACAATAAAAACTTTTATAAAAATAACTAAGGAGATACAAAATGGCTATAAATGATACAACTACGCAGTCCAATCTTATTAGAACTGATGTATGGTCTCAGGAAATTCAGGAGGAATTGCAGGAAGAATTGTTTGGAACAATGCTTATTGATATTGTTAGTGATTTTCCAGATGGTGATGAGTTACATATTCCAACTTTCTCATCTCTTGCGGCTCGTAACTATACAGAAGGTTCAGATGTAATATTTGATGATATGTCAACAGATGAGTTCGTACTGACTATTGATAAGTATTACCAGCTTGGTATTGCTGTTACAGATAAGTTGAAACAGGATTCTTATTATGTTTCAGAGATTCAGAGCAAGTTTCCTCAGGCTGTTATTCGTGGTTTGATGGAACGTATGGAGAATGATATATTCCTGCTTCATAAGAAACAGACAGACAACGATGCGAATACCATTTCTGGTCAGCCTCATAGGTACATAGGAACTGGTACGGATACTGTTATTACTGTTAAGGATGTTGCACAGGCAAAGCTTTCTCTTGACAAAGCTAATGTTTCTAAGAATGGTAGAAAAGCGTTTGTTGATCCTACTGTATCTTACCAGCTTGTTCAGATTGATAATGTTATTCGTCAGGATGTTTATGGTGCGAATACGGCACTCAAAGAGGGTTTTGGTGGGACGAGTTATATTGGTAGATATCTTGGTTTTGATTTCTATGAATCTAATATGCTTGATGAAGCTACCGCACTTGATTACACTACTGGTGGTTCTTTGATAGCGAACTTGTTTCTTGGGCCAGAGGCATTTAAGGGTGCTATTCGACAAATGCCTGATATTGAGTTTAATCGTAATTCTGGTAAGAAAAGAGATGAATACTCTGCTCTTATGAGATTTGGTCTTGGGCTATACAGAGCAACAGATCTTGTATGTGTACTTACAGCTTAGTAGAAAGGGAGATTTAATATAATGGCATATACACCGAAAACAATACATAGTGGTGTACAAAGTGGTGGATATTCTACTAAGGATGCTCAGGATGTAGAGACTATTCTTAGTGATTTGGATACTGCTATAGAAGCAGCAGGAGATATTACGGATGCGGCTGCTGCAACAGCGACTGCAGCGGCAGCGGCAACTGCCACGAATCCAGCAGCCCCTACTGCATATGCTGCACATTCGGCTGGTGGTGTGACAGTTACGTCAACTGCTGCTACAGATTTAGATACAGCAGCAGCAGCCCTAAAAACTCTTAGAGATGAGGTTGCTACTTACGAAATAGCAATAAGTGCGCTTATTGTCGATAGAGCAGCTAACAAAACTCAGGTTGATGCTCTTGTTGTTGATGTTGCGGATATTCGTACTCAACTTAATGCACTAATAGCTACATTAGCATAATAATAAATAATAAGGAGATAATATAAAATGGCTGAAATAGCTTTGATAACGACAGTTCCAGATATAAACGATAGACCATTTGGTTATGGTTCTACAAATGTAATAAGTGAATGGTGGACGGCAAATACTTCAGAGGAGGTTAAGTATTTTTTGGCTCCTTCTGATGGTATTCTTAAAGCAGTATATGTATCAGCAATTGTCACTTCTGATGCAACTAAGACATATACATTTACTGTAAAGAATCTTAGTAATACTGATGCTGCTATGATTGGTACTACATTGTATGATGCTGATCCAGTTCTTACAGCAGATACAGTAGCGACTGTAACACTCTCAGCTACGGCAGCTAATCTTGCTGTAGATCGTGGTGATTTGATTGAAGTTGCTATGACAGGTGGTACTGGTAGTGGCGCAGCCGCTATACAGTTAGTATTTGAAACAGCGTAGATAATTAAACTGTGGTGGGGATGAAATATTCCCCATCACAAACACATACTAAGGAATAAATTAAATGGCAAATGTACGACATTCTCTACTAACAGGAACAAATTTACATGAGCCAAAAGGCATTGCTACTGCTACTGTAGGAGATGTATATATAGCTGATGGTATTGGTAGTGGCTTATGGTCTGAACATGCTATATCAGATAAATATTATGGGGAAGCTTATACCTATAATAATACTGTTGATACAGTAATAGAAACCGCCAATATACCGATAGCACTTAGACAAATAGTAACGGGATCACTTGATGGGTTCACTTTTGCTGCTGGAGGAACTGCTTCAATATCAGTTTATGCAGATTATTCTGGCACAGTAGCCGGAACAGTCCTTGCAACTTCTACTCATGGTCTTGCAACAGATGATATTATTACTATTAGAGGCACAACAAGTTATAATGGTGTACATCAAGTTACAGTAGTAGATGCCACACACTTTTATTTTACTGATACTTGGGTAGCAAATGACGGTGCGAGTGATTATGACCAAGGCGCACATTTAATTGTTGGAACTTTAGCTGGTGGAAAATATGCGACTACATGGGATATGAACACAGCACCAGCCGGAGCTTGCCAATTATTTTGGCAGATGTATATTAATACTACAGCACAACCTAAAAGTACATCAGAAAGAAACTATGCAAATAATGATTTAAAGGGAGCAAACGCAACAGCAACTCTTGAAGTCGTAGCTGGAGATATTATATGGTTATCTGTAAAAAGCACAACAACGGCTAATATTCTAAACAAACATGGTAATTTTAATTTGCATCAACTATAGGTGATACATGGCAAGACTCACTACATTACAAATAATACAGAAAGCTCTTTCAGCAATCAACTCTGACAACGTATCCTCTATAAGTGAGACAGTTGAATCAGAACAAGTTAAAGATATACTGGATACTGTGTATGATAAGTTACTTGATGATTTTCCTTGGTATCATTTAAGAGAATTTGGTACTTTAGAAGTAACATCAACGGCGCATCAAATGAAGATTCCTAATACTGTGATGCAGGTAAACTTTGTTCGATACAACAAGAAGGATATAACATATATTGATCCTTATGATATGCTTGTAATGTTGGATGGTAGGGATACAACCTTAACTGAAGTAGATGCTAATGGAGCAGTTAATAATAGAGATCCTAGATACTGGACAAGTTATGATGATGAGAATATAATTTTTGATGGGTATGATAGTAGTCTTGTATCCTCCTTATCAAAGTGTGAGTTTATAAGAAAGCCATCTGTACTATCATCAGAGGGTGATATACCAGATTTACCAGATAGACTTCATACTGTACTTCTTGATGGTGTGTTTGAAATGGTATTTAGACTTATCGCAGGAGATAAACAGAATGCGGTAACACATCAACGTAAATATATTGTAGGGCTTGCCAAAGCAAAGAGATGGGCCAGAAAAGTAAATAAGAAGAATACATCATATGGGAGTAGCTATGGTAGATCAAACTTTAGAGGATAGATTTAGCATTACAAAGAAAGGTATTGTAGTTAATGTGTCTAAAGGAGCAGCTTTACCAGGCACATTTATGAATATGCTTCATGCAGAACGAGCATATGAAAAGTTTTTGGCACAAAAACGTGCTGCAAAAAAAGATAGGGTGGTTAAAAAATAATGCCAAAACAAAGTGTAACATACTTTAATTTCTCAGGTGGTTTAAATACAGAAGCTAGTCCTATAAATATAGGTGCTAATGAGGCCACTGATTTATCTAATATTATACTTAACCAAGATAAATCAACTAAATCTAGACTTGGTATGGACTTTATTGCTGAACAAGATAGTGGTGGTTACTATGACACCATTAGTGGTGGTTATGATTTATATGATGAGGTTCCAAGTGCTGCCCCATTTACAATGGTTAATAGTTTAGGAAGTATTCGTGACATAGTTTTGCTACATGTTGATGAAGAAATAAGATTATATGAATATACAGATATATACAGTTTAAAAGAAATAGATACACCAGCACAAACCTTTGATCTAAGTTCTTATGGATCAGATCAGAGATTCTATAAAACACATTTCGTTCAGAGTCATGATAAAATATTTATTATCAATAAATATATCAAATTTAGTTATATTAAATTAGAATCAAACAATACATTTACAATGAACACAACTGATGTTTTTTATAGAAATATAAATGGCGGTGCTATTGATTCATATAGAAACCAAAGTAGCAAGAACTATAAATGTATTAAAACACACACATCAGCAACAACAAACAAACCTGGATCTGGTGTAGATTGGAAAGATTACTGGACAATAAATGGAGCAGAGGATTCTAATTATTCAGCATGGGCTACTGCTACCGCATATAAATCAAACATTGAAGCTATGACATTTACTGGTACATCACAAGGTTGGAACTCAGCATGTATGTCTGCTGGAAGATTCTGGAATACAGGAGTTAATAATCAGAATAATGTAATATATTTTTCACAAACAATCGTAGAAGATTATCATCATATGCGTATGTATCAATTTGCTGATCCATTTAATCTATATGATCCAGATGTTGTTGATACAGATGGCGGATCAATGATTATCGCTGATGCTATAAATATAAAAACAATAGTGTCATTTCGTGGTGGTGTTTTAGCTTTTGCTTCTAATGGTGTTTGGTATATAACTGGTGCGGATGGTAGTTCATTTAGAGCCACTGCTTTTGATACTGATAAAATAACAGATAATGGTATAGCTGGAAGTGAGTGTTGGACTACTGTAGAATATGCTATTGTTTATGGTGGTATAAATGGAATAACAGCCATTGCTTTATCAGAAGACTTTGGCACACCTAAAGTACAAAGTCTTAGTGAAGAAAAAATAGATTCCTTTTATAATTCTATTCCCCTATTTAGTAAAGAGACAGGCAAACTTGTATACAATAAGATTAGTAAAAAAATATACTTCTTTGTGAATTTCAATGCTTATGAGTGGACCACAGAAAGAAATCCTAATAAACAGAATACACATACTAGAGATGTTTTAGTATTTGATACTAAATTAAAGGCGTGGTATAAATATTCATTATCAACAGATACAGTAGGATCAAAAGTATTTATTGGAGATACATTTATAGTAAAAGGTGGTGATCTTACATTTGGACTAGTTGTAGATAATGATGGTGATTTTGTTGTTGATGGTTCTGATGATCCTGTAGAATCATTCAGTAGTAGTTCAACAGATTCAGAATATATAACAGCCTTAGTGTTATTGAAACAAGATGGTACAGATTTTAGTGTGGCATTTGGTTTACTTGAAGGATCTACCAATGAGGATTTTTCATTAAATGCTGTCGATGCTGAAGAATATGATTGCTTTATTGATACTGCTTATCAG